AATCCAGCATTTTGTAAAATAGATAAGTCAGTTCTTCCACCAGCAGATGTTTTTCTTTGTCTTGATGCTGGGTCAGGATATGTAATTATTTTAATTTTAGTGCCATATCTATCTCTTATCTCATCTACTAATTCATCTGTGTTACTTCCATAAATTACTATCTCATCTACAATATATATTTTATCTCGTTCTATTTGTGCAATACAAGCTGACATTGGCGAGACATTGAAATCAATTCCTATATGTAAAGGCTTAGTCCAATCTATTTCTTTCTTAACAACAGATTCTACAGGGTGGAAATTATAATAAATACTTCCAGCATAGTTTTCAAATGTACCCTCAAACTCTTGTCTAAATGTTCTTTGGTCTAAGTCTTGCTTAGCTTGTTCAACTTCGCTTTTAGCGACCATACCACCTTGTATTGTTGTGAATTGAAAAGACTCCCAATCATGATCTTGTTTGCCTTTAAGATACATTTCATAAGACCAGTTACCATAACCTTTAGGTGTACCACACATTAGTACATGCCCGAGACGATCAGAAATAGAGGCTCTCAAAACCTCAAACCAAGTTCGTTTATCAATATCTGCAAATTCGTCTAAGATTAAAAAATCTAATCCTGTACCTCTAAGTGAGTCATAGTTATCAGCACCTTTTAATGAGATTGTACTATTGGATTGTCTAATAGTAATTGTCATAGTGGTTTCGTTAATATCGTCTATCCAATTAAATTGATTAAGCATTTCTTTAAGTGCTGACCAACAGATGTCTTTAGCCATTTTAAATGTAGGTGCTACATACCAAATTCTTTTGTTTGGCTGACTAGCATATTTCATCATCTCAGTAACAGCTAAGTAAGTTTTACCAAATCTACGACCTGATATTAAAACTCTAAACCTTTTATTACTTGATGATACTTTAAGTTGGGGTTTTGTTAGAGTGATTTTCATTACAGAAATAAGTAACGTATAATTTATCTTGGTTAAATTGTTGTTCTAATTCTTCAGATACTTGCATTATAAATTTACCACCAACACCAACACACTCTGACCATGAGTCAAATTTTTGTGGTAATGTTTGTGTATTATTACAATATCCAGTAATAGCTGAACAAATTGAAAATGCTAATATAAATTTCATTTCTTCTTTCTTTTAGACTTCTTGCCAGTAGCCCAATGTATAAGTTTATAACAAATCCTAACTAAATAGATATAAAATAAATCGTACATTGTTAAACTCATAAATTACTTATTATTGTTAATGTAGTTATAGACTCTGCCAATAGCTTTATCTATGCCAAACAATTCTCCTTTAATAAACTGTGTATCTTCTTTTAATTCTACAACAGATACTAGAACCCAAGTGCATAATCCAAATAATGCAGTACCTATAAATCCTATTATCCATTTTAAATCAATTTTCATTCTGCAATTTTACCTTTATTAATACCTTTTTTTATTACATACTTTTGAGTGCCATTAGCACCTATTTCAACTTCTTTTTTTAAAGACTTAAATAGATTCATTTCCTTTAATTTCTTTTGTGCATTTCTGCTATATTGCTCTAATGTTTTTGTATCTCTCATTTTCTTTTCTTTCGTTTCTTTACAGGTTTAACAAATTGTTTATCTACCCACTCAAACCAAATATCTATCCAGCCAAAGAATGTATATAACCATCTATCAATCATATCTTAAATCCTTTTTTCCAAGATTGAACAGCCCAATAAGCTGGAGATAAGTTCTTCTGACCTTTTACCTTTGCAAGAATAGGTTTAAATCTTGCCATGAATGATCTTTGCCTTGCTGGAATATTCTTTTTGATAGACATTTCTTTAGAGCCAAAATTAACCTTTTTAACTCTGCCAGTTTTTCTATCTTTTACAAATACCTTAAACTTCTTAACATCTCCACGAGATGGTTTATTTAGTTTAACAGTTCTACCTTTGTATTTAGCCATGTGGCATAAATATCATATAAAGTTACATATTAGAACTTTTTTTCTTATAGAAGTATAAATTAATTATCTTATTCCATTCTAACTTATAATTCTCGTTTCTGGTTTTATTATAAAGATTAGCAAGTTTATCTAACCTTAAAGATAACTTATCTTTGCTCGATAATTTTTCTAAGTTCTTTAACAGCATCTTCAAGTTTCTTTTGTTTTCTTAAAGCTATATCTCTTTGGATTTTTACTTGTTCTAATTCAGCTTTCATCTGTTCTTTTTGCTTTCTTAGTTTTAAAAAAGTATTTTCTCCTATTACTTCACTCATATTATTTTCCTTGTCCTTTGTATCTAGTTTGTTTTTGTTGTCGTTTCTCATGTTTGTTGAGTCTTTTTTTGTGTTGTCTAGCACCTCGCTTTGGTGGTTTATCTCTTGGTATAAAGTGCGTGAATTTTTGTTTAGCCATCTATGTCTTCTGCTTTAGCTTCTATGATTAATGGTAAAGGTTCTACAATGTTTTCAGTAACAGTTCTATCTTTCATTCCTAGATATTGTTTAGATAACCAGATTTGTAACTTGGGGTCGCCTTTCATAGCTTTCTCCCACATCTTCTTTCTAAGTGATGCTTTTCCTTTGTTCTTGTTTTCTTCTAATAATTCGGCATATCGTCTTTGTAGTGTTCTAGCAGATATTCCAACGATACTGCCGATCTCTTCCTGTGTGCATCCAATTTGGCTTAAATTAGCGATAATATCTTCATCTACCTCTTTTACAGGTCTACCAATTTGTTTCCCTTTTTCTGCCTTATTTATGTCGCTTTTATCCATGTCCAAATTATACCTCATTTCCCCATGAATCCCAACCCTCTGCTTTCTGTCTAGCAAATAATTCTATTCTAGGTAAATCTCCACATAGTTCTACAATTCTAGTTCTTATCTCATTAGGTTTCTTACTGTGTTGTTGTAATCTACTAACTATTAGTTGTCTTACAGATTTAGATAATCTTTTTGGCTTTCCTTTAGTTGCTAATAAACACATTTCAGGGTTTGATCTTGTCCAATATCCTAATCCAGTAAAGAAGCTATCCGATTTTTTATTTTCTTTAACCCAAGTAAAAGCAACTGTTTTATACTTAAATCCCCAAGATTTAATAACTTCAATAGCTTCTGGTAACATTGGGTCAATAACCCAAATAAATAAAATACAATCATTATCAGAAATTGAATTAACAGGTAAATTATGAATATCAGAAATAGACATACAATCGTAATGCTGTGTAGCAGATCGTTTATCGCCTTTATTAGAATATGTTTTAAAGTACCAAGCTGGGTCAGCATAAATAATATTATATTTCTTATTAGGAAATGGTATCATTTTAACAGTTTTGTGAGATATTTCCATAGTTTAGGGTTTTGTTTAAATATCTTTGTATATCCATTACCGACTTTGATAGCCATTTGTTCTTCACTCATATTTTTAAATTTTAGCTTTGAGTAATATGCAATAACATGAAATATCTCGTGAATGATTGTGTTAAATAGTCTTTTACCTTTTATTCGGCTATCCAATACGATTATTTTTTTCTCGGTTTCAAAGTAACCATCTAAATCTTTAAGTATTTCAAAGATAACTTTAATCTTGGCTCTGCCATATAAAATATGTTCAAATTGTGGTTTTTTAATAGCCATTTAATGTTTATTATAATTATCCGATTCTATTATAGCACGATAATATTCTAACTGTGTTTTTAATACTTGGTTTTCAATACTAAGTGCTATTATGCGTTTTCTAGCATATTTAAAGATTCGCAATATAGATTTCATTTTTTATAACGATATTTTCTAACAGCTTTCTGAACAGATTTATTTACATTGATTTTTTTCGGTCTTTTTTTACCAATAATTTTCTTGGTATATAATTCCGAGATCATAGCAGATGTAGTTATCATATATTTTCTAAAAGTGGTTTAGTATCGTCAAATGCGTGTTTATAATAAACTTTGCCATTTTTCAATATCTTCTTGTAATTACCATAACTATCTCCTGTATAGATAATATCTTCCTTGCTAGACTTTTTGACAACAGTATTTAGTAATTGTGTATTGTTATTGTGTATTGACACTTGTTGCGATAGGTGGGCTGTAGGTGGTTGTTCGCCATCTACATACTGATATTTGTCGTAATTTATAAGGTTTATTATCGTTACTTTTCGGCTAGGGTGGTTGTTGCTGGGCTGTAGGTGGGCTGTTCTAGTGCCTATCATTTTTCTACGCACAAGTCTTAGTATAAAAGACCTCATTTCGCTATAAGTCATACCAAATCGTTTAGCAGTAACTCTTAAAGGCATAATAGCCTCGCCTCTTTTTATAAAAACATCAGTTCCTAAAAACCTTAAAGTTGTATCTCGGTGTGATGCTGAACTTATAAAATATATCCAGCAAGATGCTTGTAATAAGTTTTTAAATATTGGACTCGCATATATATCTCTATATAAAATAAAATAACCTCTCTTTTTAGCCATGCTTACTCTCCTTTTCTATCATTTGTATTAATTGTTTTTTTGAATATCTATTTAAAAGTGTTCTAATTATGTTTATTGTTTTTTTTTGTTTCTCATAGGCTTTTGCTCTATTTGATGAAACTACTTCAAAGTGTTCTTCTCTCATTTCTGCCATTTTTATTTATCCTCTTTTGCGTAAAAGTTAAAAAGATTATTTGATTCTTCTAACTGTTTAACTTCGTTTAGTGTTTTATGTAATAG